ATTATATACAATGTTTATGTATTTGTCAACCCTTTTTACCAAAAAAGTTATTTTTTTTTATAAGTACTTAAAAGTGTACTTTAACGTACTCGAACCCCGTTATTCAGAAACTTCCAAACATTTCACCGAAAAAAAAATAACGGGCAATTTAATGCCCGTTAAGTGTTTTGTACAGTTATTTAATTATGCTTCATATGTAAATATGTTTTTATACGTAATTGCGTTATCAACTGTAACTAAAATACAACCTTCTGCTACTAATCTAGCTGCCAACTCAAGTGCGTCTTTGCTGCTTACAACTGTCTCCTGGCTAAGTGTTTTGTTAATAATGTAGTTTACTTCAAACATTTTTTACCCTCCATTTATGCTTTGTTTTATTTGTTAACAACATTATACACAATGATGTTGTATTTGTCAACACTTTGTACCAAACTAGTTATAATTTGTTTAGAAACTGTTTTGCATTAAAAAAGCAGTACACCTGAGTGTACTGCTTTTGTTTCTGTGTGTTTATGTTGTCTACTGTATAAGTGAATACAGTAGTTCTTCAACACATTCAAATTCCTGTGTAATGTCACTGCCAAAATTGTCAATAAATTCTTCACAATCTAATGTTGCTAAAATATCTTCAGTTGTTGGCAGTTCTCCTGTCTGATCAATACACAAACTACATACATTTTTTAAGTACTTTGTAATTGCCTCCTTTTTTGTGTTTGTTGTAAATGTTGTAGCTGGTGTTGAATAAATAACTTGTGTAAATGTAAACATATTTGTTCCCTCCGTTTATGTTTTGTTTTATTTGTTAATAACATTATACACAATGTTTACATATATGTCAATACCCTGTAACAAATTTTTACCAAATTTTTTAATCTTTTTTATATTGTATTAGAAACGTCTTTATACAAAAAAAAACAACGCCTTAAACGTTGTTTTCTGTTTCTACAAAGAACTCATACATGCTATAGTCATACAGTATTTGACGTCGGGACCCTTGAATCTCAATTACGTCTGGGGGTAAATTTTTTATGTTAAGACTTTTTTGACCTTCATTTTTAAGACGCTCGAGGACCTGTACCGGTACGAAGTAGGTTCGACCGTGATCTATATACCAAACCATTACACCTGCCACAACTCCATCAATCTTGCTCATTTCCAACATTCCTTGCCACTGATTGGTTGTTATGCAACTAAACGGTAAAGTATTATCGTAATGACATTTACATTCAATAAAATACTGTATAGGTCTATGATACACTATAAAATCGCATATATTTGCCACACCCGCATAGCCTCCCATACTATCCTGAAGTCTATAAACAGATGTATTACTTACCTCTTCAAATGCTTTTCGTATCTGTTGTTCGAACTGTTTTCCTCTATTTACTTTTGACATTCGTATTTACCTATTATTTGACCTGTCTACCACGTTTATTTACGTGTATATTATACAACTCCTATACAAGTAAATGCTACGGTAAGTTAATACAGTTATTTACACGTCATTCTTACAAGTTCCTTTATACGAACAATATGCACATAATTTAGTTCCTGCGTTATCAGGCTTAGGTGGAGCTATGCTTCTTCCTACATATCCGTCGCACTCTTCTATCCTACCTACCAAATCTGTTTTCATATCGTCAGTTACATTAAACATAAAAGATTTAAGATCTAATACATCTCGATTAATATACACGAACAACACCTGATCAATTCCAAATGCGACTGAATATGCAGTGCCTTGTAAATAGTGCTTAGGATCTACTCCTTGTCTATTCTGCCACTTATAAACGCTCTCAGTTTTTAGCTCGAGTATATAATAGTGTCCTTTGTATCGTATAATTCCATCACACAAAAAAGACATATGAAGATCCTTGTGGAACAGTTTAGTCTCCATACCATTCTGAGATATAATATCTAAATAATGTAAGTTTCTGGAAGTAACGAAGTCCGCAACACTAATATACTCACAGTCTATATTATTGTTCTTCATATCATCCACATACTTCTGTACTCTTTCGTGAATGTCTGTTCCACTATTACATATTCCTACTAATGTATAATTAGAACTTGCTGGGTCAGGCTCCACTCCTTTCATCTGGTAGTACATTCCTCGTATACAGTTCATAGAAGACGGTTTATAACTCTGAGAAGGCTTACGTTTGTTTTTATCTTCTGTCATTTCAATAGAACGTTTTAAGTCTGCTAAGAACTCCTGTTCCGGCGGTAACGATACCTTAGTAGCCTGTATTAATCTACAAACATTTTTTAAACTACTTCTTGCCATTTATATTCCTCCTAACATCTAATACTATCTGAAAACATAAATCTGTGTCCATTAAGTATAATATATTCATCTCCACTTGGAGCTATGTGTACCTGTAATTTGTGTACAGTTGTAGTTTTCTCGCTCATTGTGTTTGCTAATACAACTACATAGTCCACTATTCCATAAATAATATCTTTTACTTCTACTCCACCGTACTGTGACCAATACCCAATAGTGCTTTTATTTGAATAAAACTGTTTCTCCTGCTTTGTCATTATGTTTTCCTCCGTTTACAATATAAATCCACCAATCATATCAGCTTCTTTATCTGGATTTAATCTATTCATCTCGTCTAAATAAAAATAACGTTTTTGTCTTATTGTGTCTGCCTGTAATGTGGCTCCCGATGCTACATTATCGAGCCATATCTGTGTTAACTTTGTATAGTGCTTTAGTGCCTCTTTATAAGTCTTACAAGGCTTTAAATCTTCGGTTGATTTATTTAATAATGTGTTAAGGCTACTCATTTATATAATCGGTAGTGGCTTATGCCACTACCTCCTCCTTCTTTGTAAGTTTTTCTACCTGTTCGTTTGTAAAGAACGATGCGTTTACAAGTATAAGTCTCTTTTCCTGTTCAACTACAACTTCCTCGCCATCTACAGGATCTTCTACCTTCTTGTTAAATTTTGAAGGCTTCCAGATCTTTGTCTGAAATACTGCTTTTTCTCCTGCCTTAACTTTGTAGCCTCTTCTCTTCCATCCTGCGAAAGTATCTACTACTACCTGTTCTGGATTTAACTTTGCTACTAACATTGCTCCTAAAATAATTTCACCGTTTGTCATTTGTTTTTCCTCCGTTTTAGTTGTTTTGTGTTTGTTTATACTTATATTATATACAATGTTTATGTATTTGTCAATACCTTTCTATAAAATAATTTCCTTTAGTTTAGAGACCTTTATATCAAATGCAATATCTACACGATTATAAGTTACTGTTCCAATTATGTTTGTAGCGCCTGCTTCACGTAAAGCACTAAACAATTCTGCTTTTTTATCTGACCAATCACAGTAAGCAGTTCCCCAACTATGTGAAGCTTTTAAAACATAATCACGCTTAGCAAAGTATGGGTGTCCATCGTAATAACAATGTACATTATCAGTCCAAGAACTTAATACATTAGTTGCTACTGATTTACAATCCTGTTCGAACTTCGCACTTCTTATAGTCATCTTACTCATTTGTTTTTCCTCCAATTTGGTTGTTTTGTTTTTGTTTATATATTTATTATATACAATGTTTATGTATCTGTCAACTACTTTTGGTAAAAAATATAAAAATATTTTAGCATTCACAGAAACTGCTTTGTAAAAAAAAAAACAGGACTTCAGTTACGAAGTCCTGTAGTTTGTGCTTATTACTTTGTGTATAAGTAATAATCCTTTCCTGTAGTTATTATTCTAAAATAGCCTTTTCCTCTAACTACACTATCAATGTCCTTTATTTTCTTTGTCTTGCACTTTGGCTGCTTGTGTACAAAGTTAAGAGCTATCTGCTTAGCCTTATCTGATGTATAAGACTTTGTCTCTTTAATGTTAGTTGCGTGAAATCTTGCTAATCTTAATTCCTGTACTGCCTTGTACTCTTCGATATCAGTTGTAAATATGTTCTTATCGTACTTGTCGATTGGATAGTACTCTATCTTGTCAACTAACTCGCCTTTTCCATTCCACAAAGTTGTCCAAATATCGTTTAAAGACTTATCAAATTTTTCTACTACAATAACGTGAATTGAAGCATACATAAGTTCCTTTCCTGCGTCTTCACGATCAAGTCTAATACGAATAGTTTCCTTTCCATTAGTTAAGTCTACTTTCATTAACTCTCCCTGATGACCTGACATTGTAATTGAAAATGTGTAGCCTTTCTTTGTGTACTCGTTTGCAATTAATGTGAACTGTTCTCTGATGTTGTTAAGTGTAATCATTTGTTTTTCCTCCGTTTTGGTTGTTTTGTTTTTGTTTATATATACATTGTATATGATGTTAGTCTATTTGTCAACCCTTTTTTGGTAAAAAAAATAAAAAAATATTTTTGTTTACAGAAACTGTTTTTCTCAAAAAAAAAACAGGCAACTTATTCTAAGTTGCCTGTAAGTGTTTAGTTTAATACCAACCCTGCATTTCTCTGTCCATCTCATAATAAAACTTAAATAACTTCTTCCAAGAAGCTTCAGTCTTATGTGGCTTAATTGTCCAATAATCGTTACCAGGTTTCTTTACACCTGTAATGTATTCCTGAATCTGCTTGTCGTCAAAACACTCTACAATAGTGTCGCCGCCCTTAGTATAATTAGCCTTTGCTAATGCCTTTACTTCTTCTACTGTGATTACATTTGCCATTTTAATTTCCTCCGTCTTAGTTGTTTTGTTTTTTGTTTATATATACATTGTATATGATGTTAGTCTAGTTGTCAACCTTTTTTTGGTAAGAAAAAAGGCAGGCTATTTAAGCCTGCCTAAGTAGAAAGGAGTTTAATTATATCAAGGAATTATTCCTCGTCTGCCAAAAGTCCTACAATTGATGTTACATTTCCATCAACTAACTTAATAGCTGAATCTTCTCCGTACCAAATCTCTAACATATCTGATGCCTGAGCCTTAACCTGTGTCTTAAGCACATTAAGTTCCACATCACACACATAATCAGTAAAGTTCTTACTATCTGTGTATGGAATAATCTCTGTTCCTGCCTGAGACTTACTTGATACTGTAATGCCATCTTTTGTAAATGTAAGTGTAACTGCTCCGTCTGAGTAGTCTCCGATAAACAATGCAATTCTATCAATTAACTGAATGAACGCTGCTTTATTTACTTTACACATAGAGTTGAATTCTGTTTCTACGAAAGCCATAATATCATCTATCTGGAACTGATCTGTGTAGGAGTAAAGTTTTCCGTAGATAACACAATCACTTGTAATAAACTGAATTGTATTATTTGCGTAACGAACCTCGATATTCTCGTCGACCACGCTGTTCAGCAGATCCATCAATTCACCGCTAATAAAAATAGGATCTTCTGTGTTAGCGAACAATTTTGTCTTCATAGCGTTGATAACAAGTGTATCTGTTGCTACTACAGTATTTCCTACAAAGTAATTTGTATAACAAGGTGTCTCAACTGTTGTAGCAAGAGCTGGTTTAAGTGAATTAAGGATTACCTTAACTGTTGTAAAATTAACATTTCCAATAGTATCATCCGATACAGGATCGCTATAATTAGGAAACTTTACAATTTCTCCGTTCTCGTCTAATACAAGATTTAACTTATAAGTACCGTTACCAACTACTTCTAAGTAAGAATCCTTTGCATCTAATGTAATAGTATCACTTGTTGTATTAGCAACAAGTTTAGCAAAGATATCCGCCTGAACAGATACATAAAAATTGTCGCCTTCTACTCCTTTCTCACTGATATACATATAGTTTGTCATATCAGTGGAAGTAAGTGTTAACACATTGTTGGATACTTCAATTCCTACAAGTGATGTTAAAGGGAACATTTTATTATTAGAACAACCTTTAACAATACGAGTGACCATTTCCTTTAACTTATCGGTCTTAATAGTAATTTTCATTTGATTACCTCTCTTTCGGTGTAAATAATGTTTTTCGTGTAACTACTTTAGGAGCTATAATTCCTTTAAGATCTTTTCCAGATACTTTTATCATTTTAGGTGGTAATATTTTTGTGTCAATGCAAAAATCTCTGTCTACATTATTTTTAATGTATGTTTGTATCTGATCTACTGTATAACAACGTAACATTCTTCGATGATCGCTGTCATTAACAGATATTGGAATACAGTCTCTAATTTCTGTTAGTTTCTGTCGCTTGAGTTTTGTAACAACATTACAGTCTTGTAATATAAACCAAGACTGCAATGTATTACGTGTAAATTTGTTTGAGTCGAAGAATTTTCCTATTCTGGTACCTGGATGGTATTCCATAACAGACTTTCCATCGCGTAAAGACTTGCAGTATAATTCGTACATAGAAGTATACTTATCAAAGTTGTCCTCGAACCATCTTCCATACTCACGTGTAGTTGTGAGTACAGGACTGATTATTTTATCTTTATCTACCAAAACAAAAGTAGATAAGTTAGTAGGTGTGTTTGTCATTCTGTTTCCTCTTACTTAATTAAGCTATAAAACTCTTGTCTTAAAGCATTGTTATCTCTAAACTCGCCTTTACAACAAGCAGTCTTAGTTTTGCTTCCAACTTTCTTAATGCCACGTGCTGTCATACAACTGTGAGATCCCTCAATTACAACTATAATGTTTTCAGTATCAAGTATCTGTGTAAGAACTTCGTAAATGTTCTCTCCGATACGTTCCTGTAACTGTAATCGTTTAGCACACATATCTGCAATTCTTGCTACTTTACTTAGCCCAATAACTTTTCCATTTGGAATATATCCTACAGATACTGTCATATCATACATAAGTGCTAAATGATGTTCACAATAACTAAATATAGGAATTTTTTCTATAACTACTAGATCACCGGTTGTTGTGTCTTCAAAACACTTATCGAACATCGCTGCAATTTCTTCGTTTGTGTACTTCATTCCCTCAAACACTTCATCGTACATCTTAGCAACGCGCTTAGGTGTTTCTTTAAGTCCTTCTCGGTTTGGGTCGTCTCCTAGAGCCTCTAGTAGCATAGTTACTGCCTGTTCTATCTTATTCTTATCGATTTCTTTCACTGGTTACACTCCTTTCTGCTCTGGGTCCCATATAATCTTATGAAGCTGAACCTGTACTCTACAACTATGCATTTCATGCTCTAAGATGTAGTCTACAATTTCTTTAGGTTCAATTTTTCCAAATACAGGACTAATAAATACCTGAGCTTTAGTGTATTTTATAAGATTTCTGCATACATCTAAATCTTGCTTATCCTGAACTACAAATTTAAGAACGTCTGTTGAACGTAACTTTTCCAAATTCGATAAATTCATTTGGTTTTCCATTCCACTACCTGGACACTTATAATCCATAGTTAAAATAATTTTTCTAGATTTAAGATAGTTATCAATCTCTACAGTTCCATTCGTCTCAATATTAACTTCAAACCCAGCGTGAGTAAGCATTGGTATTAAAGTGCCTACATCTTCGTGAATTAAAGGCTCTCCGCCTGTTAACGTTATCTTACGACATCCCATCTTATACACCTGAGAAAGTATTTCGTTTGGAGTCATCTCAGTATAATCAGCATCATCGTAACTATAATGAGTATCACAATAAGAACATCTTAAATTACAACCTTCTAGTCTTATAAATGTTACAGGAAACCCAGCTCTAATTCCCTCACCGTCAATACTTTTGAAAATCTCTATAACTCGCATTCGTCCACCTCATACGTAGCTACATTGCCTTCGCTTTCCTGAACACATACTTTATAGCAGTAACCTACTTCACATAAATCTGTTACTCTCTCACAAATCCATTTAGCCATATTCTCTGCAGTTGGATTAAGTGGAAATACAATATCGTTAATATATTTATGATCTAGTATTCCGTGAATACTTCTCTTAACCTTAGCAAAATCTACTATCATTCCATAATCTGTAAGGCATTTAGATTTACAATAAACAGTTACTATCCAATTATGTCCGTGTAAATTAGAACACCCACTTTCGTATGGTAAATCTAATTTGTGCGCACCTGCTATTTCCATTCGTTTACTTACATAATACATAATTATTCCTCCACATTGTTGCTAACTTTACGAGTAAAGAAATAAAAGAACGGTGTATCAAATGCCGCAAACACTACTTTAATAAGATACTGTCCTATAATCATATTTATCATTGGTATTGTCATCTCAGAATTAAATAACCATCCAAATCCAAATCCAAATGCGATAACTACATACAACACACTATCTATAAACTGACTTGTCATTGTCGATGCATTATTCCAAATCCATCTTTGCTTATTATTTCCGTGCTTTGCGATAATATTTTCTCTTACTTTATGGAAAATATAAACATCCCAAGACTGTGAACACCAATAACCTGTTAGACTAGCCACTACAAACACCCAATTCTGTCCCATAAGCTGAACGTAACTTGCTTGCATTGTTTCGTCTACTGCTGTCAAGTATCTAGCTATAATAATAAATAATGTAGCTACTACCTGACAAATAAGTCCATAACGGACTGCTAGGTTAGCTTCGGCCTTACCCCAAAGTTCTCCTATTATGTCTGTTATAAGAAAAGTGAGTGGGTAAACAATTACACCAACTGTAAGTGTAATCGAGCTACCGAATAACATAATTCCGGTGTCAAATACCTTGCTTGCAATAGCGTTAGCAGTTACAAGCGACACTCCAAAAAGCATATACAACAGATACAAATTCTTTTCAGTTTTCTTCATTTTAAAATTCTCCTTATTTTTTATAATGGTTGGTTGGATCAATAAAAACAACCTAGTTAATAGCGATTTATAAGTCTCGCCACGACTTTTTCGACTCAATCTCCTTTCTCATATTAAGTATAACATTATATATAATGATTGTCAACATTAAAATAATGACTTTGACTTAAAGTGTTCAGGTCCTTTGTACTGATAATTAGCTGCCCATTCAAGCATCGTGTCTATATTGTACATAAGTCTTTTCTTATAATTAGTAGACACTTCCTCTAAAGTGTAACCCTTACTCTCTATTTCCTCAACAACTAAATCGTAAGCGTCTTTTGGAAAAGATGCTACATTATCTGGTTTAAATTTACTTCTTTCGCTTACGTTTATAATACCGTATCTTGACGTATTGATATTTCCATTAATACCTAACTGTAGCCAAGTAGTTGAATCTGCACTATAAAATGGAAATGCTTCTAGTAACTTAATTACAGTCATTCCGAATGCGTGTACCTTTACGTGTGGATTATCACTTCTTTCTATAATAGCAAACACTTCGTTGAAGTATCTTTTCTGCTGCTCTGTTGACACTCCGTGACGTCCACCTATTCCAATATACTCAGGTAACTTTCCATCAACTTCTGTGTTTAAAATTCTCTTTAAACCCTCTTTAGGCTCACCAAAGTGATATAATGGAAGTAAATGACAAGGAGATGTAACTCTTTCTTTCATATATAAGTAATTTCTCCAACTTCCCTCGCTACACTTAATAGCAGTTTCTGCGTTAAGTACAGGATATGGAATCTCATCTAATTCTACAAATATTGGTATCTGTGGATTAGCGTTAATATACTCAATATATTTATCTATATCTACTGTCTTTCCTGCGTGTGCTACAGAGAACGCACCACTATCAATAAATAACTGTGAGGAGTGGTTTACTTTCCACTCCTCAATGCCTTTACGTTCGTTTATCTGAGAAAACAAACGAAGTGCTCCTTTATTCTGTAGATATTCATCTACTTCTTTTGCCTGTTGTCCTGCAAAGTATAATCTAAATCCCATCGCATACCTCACTAAATAAGATTCATACTATGTAAGTACTCGTTCCAACTATTATCGTGGTTCTTAACAATAATATCAAGTGTTTCGTGATCAAACGGTGTATTCATAAGTACCTTTAACTTTTCAACTGCTTCTTCCAAATTTCTCTTTTCGTATAAGTAAGTAGGATTATTATCCAGCTCGTAAGGGAAATCTTTCCAAATAGGGTATAATGGATTACACTCAAATGTAATTGCTTCAAGTAATGTCCAACTTACCCAATCCTGATGAGCGCAGTTAAATACAACCTTAGCTCTCGAAAGTAAATTGTAGTAAGTTAACTTATTAGAAGTATCCACAACTTCTAAGTTGCTATTTTCTTTGTTACAAATAGCATTAAGTCTTTCAACTACTTCGTTGTTAGATGTAATAGGTCTGTCTTTACGTGGATTTACAAGTTTAAACTTAATATCTGGACAAGCCTCTACTAAATCTAAGAAAAACATAGGATCTTTCTCATCATCAAATCTTGAAGCGAACAATACAAAATCTTCTTTCGCTGCTTTCTTATATCCAATAGCCTCTAACTGCTTTAACAAGCATTCGCTATTGTATGGAAGACCTGACTTAATCACGTTATGCTCATTTCCAACTGAATTATCAATACATAACTGTCTTAAGATGTGAGAACAAGTGAAGATGTAATTGTAACCCTTTCCAAAACCCTGTTCAATTGGTCTCATCCAATCTCTAAGTGCGTACGCAAAATCTGTATCGTCTACTGACTGAGCGTGTATGAATGTTCCGATCTTAAAATTAATGCCTTTAAGTGATCTAATATAGAAAAGTGTCTCTACACCTGGATGCCAAAAGTCTTCAAAGTAAATAGTATCCTTTTCTGTAATAGTTCCGTCATTAATAAGCTTTACAATCTGAAGTGTCTGACTTAACGCATAATAACTTCTTCCACAGGCATCTAATACAACTCCGTCCTTAATTGTGGAAGACAGTGCCTCTCCATCAATTCTAACAAAGTCTACTCCATTTTTCTTGAAATGAGATTCTGCCCATCCATCTACACAAGACATGAACCAAGTGTAGCGCTCTACATAAGGCTCAAGTGGTACATAATATAACATTTTAATGTTCCTCCTCTAATAAAATGTCTGTTAAATATAAATTGTTTGATCCTAGTGTATCAAGGTTTGTATTTGAATACGGTTTGTACATTGTTACCACACTATAATCGTCTGTTTTAAACTGAATTGGAACACACGATGTAATAGTATCGTAAAGTGCAAATATAACAGTGGTAAATGGGTTTTGTAAATACTTTCTTACACTAATATAGTCTGTTTGTAAATGATGTTCAATTACAATAGATAAGTTATGTTTTTCTACATAGTCTAAAAAGTTAAGCCAATCTTCCATTCCGTGAAATGGAATTCTCCCTCCTCCAAAATATACACGCACTATATCTGGGTTGTTATCTAAGTGTTTAATAACTTGGTTGCTGCATAAACAGGTATCAGCGCAAACAAACAAAGTCATTATACCTATATCCGAACCCTCTAATTCCTTACCTTTCCAAATACGTAACATTTAATATCCTTCCTTGTACACTAGAATAGCTCCATTTTCGTTGTCCTCGCTAACTGTAATAGATATATTTCTATCGTTTCCGTATTCTGACTGCAAATACGATAATAGCATAGAACACAAATTTTCGCAAGATCTGTTAGTTACTTCGCTAAAAGTATCTCTAACAAATTTGTCTACTTTATGCTTTACCATAATGAACTCAAGTTCCCTATCCTCGTTAAACACTTCTATTTCTGCTCGTATGTATAATAGATGTCTGTGAGGATATCGTAAGTACTCTACTTCATCTGGAGCATCTTTGTACTGATGAACAAATTCAGTTGTGGTTGTAACATAAATACTCTTACTTATCATTCTGCTTCCCTCCTTTAGTATAGTATAACATACGATACAACGAATGTCAAGTATACTAAATTGCTACGGTATCTCCATACCATTTTTCAGTAACTTCTACGTCACACTTAATAGGCATTTCAAGAATCTTTTCGGCTGCCTTAGACATAGTAGATGCAAGTAACTCGGCACACTCTTTTGCATTTTCTTTAGGACACTCTGCTATAATTTCATCGTGTACAGGAATTAATGTTCTAAAACCAAGTTCCCTTAAACGTTCGTTTGCACTTAACTCTATCATAGCAAGTTTTGTTAAATCGGCCGCACTACCCTGTATTCTACTATTTACGCACTGTCTTGTAGCGTCTGCGATCTTTCCACCATTGTCGGTAATTATAATGCCTTCTTCAAAAGCTTCCTCAATGACTTTCTGTTTCTGCCTACCCCAACACTTATCTAACTTTCGTGTATAGTAGTTCACTCTGTTGTATGGAACTTCATCGTCCTCTACAAAATCTGTGTCATCAAAATTAAGTAAGTCATCTGATGGAGATGAACCTTCCTTCCACTTGAACTCGTATGGATCTAACTGTAAATCAGGCAATCTTCTCTTACGTCCACACACAGTTGTTACAAATCCAATATCGTGAGCCATATCCAAACTATCTTCTTCAAACTTCTTAATAGCTGGAAAACCTCTAAATACACTTTGCTTAATATCCTTGGCTTTTTTCTCTGTACAACCTAGCTGCTCTGCAATAGACTTCTCACCTCGTCCATATAGTACTCCAAGAAGAATTGACTTAGCTTGTGAACGTCTTTCTTTACCTTCTTTATTTGTAGTGCCATCTGGTCTAAACTCTCTGCAGTCTTCGTAAGGAACATTAAAAGCTTTACTTGCAATTTCACTATACAAGTCCTTTCCTTCCATAAAAGTGTTATACATCTGTGGATCTCCGTCTTTTCTACACAAAGCTGCTAAACACTTAGGCTCCTGTTGAGAAAAGTCTGATGACATTAATACATAACCCTCAGTTGCCTTAAACATCTTTCGTATATCTTTATTATGAGAAGGAATATTCTGAAGATTAGGATCACTGCTAGAAAATCTTCCTGTATCTGCTCCGTACTGATTAAATTTACAATGTATTCTTCCATCGTTAGGGTTAACACAGTTAGGCAATTTATCTATATAAGTTCCTATTAACTTGTCTAAGCCTCTGTACGCTAAAATACATTCGGCTATAGGATTATCTATCTTAGATAAAATATCTTCACCAGTTCCTCGCGCATTTTTAGGATCAGGTGGATCTATTTTAAGTATGTCATATAACAAAATAGCGATCTGTGTAGATGATCCAATATTTATAGGATTGCCTAACTTATTTCCTGGATTCTTAATTCTGTATGTTTCTATCTGAGAACTGTATGTATCACACAAACTATTAAATCTGTTTACCTCGTCGTTTAATAACGAATGATATTTTACAGACAACTCATCTGCTAAAGAGATATCAAATGCTACTCCTGTATCTTCCATATCACACACTACATCTACTATAGGCATCTCTATATTATGAAATACCCAAGACACTTGCTCTAAGTTACGTTTAGTGCATTCTTCGTTAGTAGGATCTAAAAAAGGTTCCTGATACTTATATAGTTCATAAGTAATTATGGCATCGTGAGCAGCATATAAATAACCTGTTTTTATAGGGATCTGTGGAAATGGAATTCCCTTAAACAAATCATCAAATCTAAAAGCGTCGCCTTCGCCATTAAGCACATACTTCTGATGTAATTTCTTTAAGTTGTTATTACCTGCGCCTTCATTCTCATTTAACAAACGTGCAGCTAAATAACAATCCCAATAACACTTCATTCTAACTCCAATTCTATTACGTATAACTCTAACGTCGAAAGGAGCATTAAACATAATTACCTTAGTTCCTGAGTCTACAATGCGTTGTAACTGCTCTTTAACAAACTGCACTGACAACTGATTAGGCACAGGCATAAATGTAATATACGATATGTGATTCAGTGGAATATAAGCAGTTTTCTCTCCTGGTGTATAAATACACACACCTGCTACTTCATCAAGCATTGGATCTAAGCCAGATGTCTCTGTATCAATTGAAATAACTCCGTTACTAATAGAATGATCTATATACTGTATAAGAGTTTGTTCGTCCTGTATTAACATAGACTCTTGTTCGTATTTACTTAAATGTTTGTTAACCATTGCGTTAATTGCAGATATTCTTCCAATAAGACCACCACTGTCCTTTATAGTGGCATTGGCAGTCCTTGACTTTGAATTTGATTTTTTAGCAATTAAAGCATCCTGGTCTCTTCCCGATCTTTGCGGAGCTTTAAATAGTGCCATTAGAATGCATCACCTCGTCTGCTAGAACTTGCTGGTGTTCTTCTGCTAGATCTAGTATCTTCCTCATTTCTTGCAGAACCTCTTCTTACAGGAGTCTCACGTCCATTTCCATCTTCTGGAAATTCGTTGTAATCAAGGAAGTAATTCATTTCGTCTGCGTTCTTATCTAACACAAGTCCTCCAAGAACTTCAGGCATTTCGAAATCTTCTACTCTCGTATCGTCTGAGTCTCCTACAGGAAAGATCTCGTAAGTTGTATTTGTATCACCTGGCTTACCATTTCTTTCAATCTCAAACTGATGTGATACAAGGTTTGGATAACGTCCACAAATGCTTGAAAGCTTTGCTCCAAACTGCTTTCCTCTTTCCCAAGTCTGTACTCTGTCCTCGTCGATGTTATAAATAGGAACAAAATACTTAGCAGTAGTAAACATCTTTGCTGCGCAGAATGGACAAGTATCCATAGGCTGTCCATATTCTCTAATACAGTTTACGTATCTTTTCTTGCCATCAATTTCGACCTGATGCACTGCAAGTCCTTCTACATCTTCAATGCCCTCATATAAAAATCTAATACGAGCTACATCCTTATCATTTTTAAGTGAGAAGAATCCTCCTCCACCCTGTCCACCGTACTTATCTGCGTCTGCTACTGAAAATCTTGCCATTTTTTAGTTTTCCTCCTTTTTCTTGTTATTAGTGTTGGCATATTCAATACAAGCCTTTAACAGGTTTGTAATTGTTGCTTCGTACTCTGTGTATTCGTACTTCATAGAAGCTGGAAAAATACAGTTATTACGGAATGTATAATCAAGCTTCTGCTCAATTGCAACTTCTTCCTTAATACTAATACACATTGTTAACTTACCCTTATAAATATCCATTAAATTGCTTGAACCGAACTTAATACTATAAAGGTTAGGTGTCTTTTCTCTGTTCTTTACAGTACATCCAAGTAACTCCTCAAGTCCCATAACAAACTCGTGGAAATTAGCTGGTGTAAGAACTTCCTTAGGCTTTCTTACCTTCTTTTCACTTTCAGGCTTCTTAGGTCTACCTAAAGGCTTATGATCCTTCTTAATAGGCTTACGAAGTACTGTTGGTTCTTCTTCAGGTGTACCTGGAACATATTTCTCAAATTCAGGTTCCTTAGCTTCAGGCATCTCGCCTTCGTAAGGCTGCCAAAGTCTTCTGTCCTTAAGAGTACTTGTTGTAATATTCATTGTTTTTCCATCTGGGAACTGAATGATAACAGTACGTGTCTTCTCATTAAACTCAATTACTTCTACGAAGACATCCTTTCCTGTTCTCTGAAATTTCTTTCCTACAAGATCTGCAGGGTCGATTAGTTTGTTAACTGTTGTTGCCATTGTGTTTTCCTCCTGTTTTAAGTGTTTTAACTTTTTTGTGTGTTAACGTGTTCTCGTTTAACTGTACTCAGTATAACATACGATAAAATGTTTGTCAACACCATTTAATAAATTTCTTTCAAATTGTTAAAATACTCCTGTGACATATCGTTTATATCCTTTGCAATATGTACATCCCATACATATTCTGTAACGATCTTGTTCTTAATGTGTCTACGTATTCTACTACGTGCCTTTAACCCTGCTTGATCCATATCAGTTGCTAATATAAACTTTCTGCAAGGCATTTCATTTAGTTGCTTAAACTGTAATTCATTTCCTAGTCCATTAAGTGCTACTGCATATTTGCCATATACCCAGCAAGTTAATGCGTCTATCATAGACTCACATATAATCACTTCATTAGGATAATTATATTCCTGTTGTCTAATTCTTCCAAGTTCGTACAAACCATAGACAGGCTTTTCTGCACCACTAGGATAATTAAAAAATTTAGTATTAACCGAACGTCTTGCAACAAAAAGACAATTTCCCTTAATATCTCTTACAGGAAATGTAATACAATTTGTGTTTCTATCGAAGCCTATGTCAAACAACTCAATAATATCATCAGTTAACTTACGTTTATACATATATGAATGATAGAAACGGTAGCTGTCTAGTTCCTCCTCACTTACTAAGGTGACAGGAGTGCGCAAAGTATTATTAGTACGAGTAACATTTACTGTAATCTCCTTTCTATTTTCAATTGATATAGTTAAAAAGTTCTTTAGTAACCATTCCCATCCAAACGAACCTATCATATCATCGGTATGTCCAAAACAAAACGATATTAGTTCTTGTAACGAATGTACCTCACCACACGTAAAACAATGACACGTGCCGTCTGACTTTTTTATACCCATAGATGGTTTACGTTCTTGTCCATTTTTATGATATGGACACGATATCATAATGTTATCAGGCGTATCTCGAATAGATCCTAACAACGGTATATGATTAATAACTAACTGTGCTCTTAATTCGTTTATTATGTCCTCGGCGGACGCATTAAACATAACATTATTTATTATCATCGTAAGTATCCTCAAAGTCTAAATCAAAGAACTTCTTACTAGACAAATAATCTGCTAAATGAACAAGAGATACTGCCTGTTGTATAGGACCGGATAGTTTACGTTTAGAACTTTCTGGACCCCACTGTCCCATATGACACAAAATACAATAGTATACAAATAAGTATGTATCACATTCCATTTTATCGTTACCTACAAAATTAGCCCACTCATCTGCTGCTATAGTAGGATGCGATGTTATTGTATGTCCTTCGTTATATCCGTGCTTAAAAGTATCGTGAAGTATCACAGCCGCATATAAACAGTTTTTAGTACCAGTGTCCACTGAGTATGGGTTTAACTGTAATAAATCAGTTAAGATCTGCACTGCCATCTTAGTATGACGTATAAGTCCTCTTTTTCCCGAAGAAAACTTTGGATGATATTTGCCAGTGCTACTAGCAGGCACTTCCCAAAAGTAATCAGGTACTTTAGTAGTTAAAAAGCCAATTACGTCGGCTATTAACTGACTATCTGTTATTAATTCAAGTTCTGTTTTAAATAATGTAAGTTTCTGTTCAATATCCATTAGTTACGACACCTCCTAAAATACATCTGCTTTATCTCCACTATCTATTTTCTTTCTAGTTTCCTGTGATTTTTCCTTTACTACTTTTGACGATGAGTCACTGTCATTAGGTATATATGTAAAATTACCTGTATCAATATCCCACGAATAGTTGATATGACCTCCTACCGGACCTGACCTCTGCTTTTTTACACCTATTTCTAATACAGAATCTTTTTTCTGTCTAATAGATAATACTTTACTAGCATTATGTGCAATACCATCTGAGTCTCTAATACTTTCAAGTTCGGGTGTTCCATCTTCGTCGCCTTCAACTACTCCCGAACGGTTTGCCTGTACAACTACAATAATAGGAACTCCCATTTCAACAGACAAAGACATTAAGTCTTCGCTTATATTTGTTAGAGAAGTGGTTTTATTATCGCCACGTTTTGCTCTTTCATCTGACATATATGTAATTCCATCTATTGCAACTACATCTAATTTATATTTTTTTATCCAATTACGTATCTTAGATACAGTTACTTGTCTTCCTAGATCTGCTGGTGTGGATACAATAAACTTATTTGTGTAGGACTGTAAGTTATTTATGTAATCATTATATTGATCATCATCTACACTATCTTTACCCCACATAAGTCCTTTATTAGAAAAATGATTAAATAAAGTATCAAATCTAAAACCTACACTTGAAGGACTCATTTCGGGACTCATATAACCTACATTAAATCCTGTTTTCCAAATATGTGAACAAATTTTTTGTAACACGAACGATTTACCCTGATTAGTTCTTGCAACTAATACAATAAGTTCCTCTTCTCTCTGAACTCCGTGAATAATCTCGTCTAATTCTTTAAACCCACTCTCGAAAAACCAATTATTAGGATTCTGTTTTCTTTCGACAAACTGCTTATGACGTTCTGCTGCCTGTGCTATAATGTCTGTTCCACCTAACGAATAATTAGGCTGTAAGTCAACCAACGCTGCCGATAAATATTCATTAGCTGCATTACTATCTGTCTGTAACATTTTTGCCCATTGTTTTAAAACAGGAGTAGAGTGAGCAAATAAGTACTCTTCTCGTATAGTATCTACTAGATATCTGTCAGTTTCTGCAACTTCTACTAGTTCTACACTAGGAAATTTAGAAAGGAATGTAGCTTTGTCGGGTACATTGCCATATTCGTTAATATGATCCTGTATAAAATTGTATTCTTCTCTGTATCCTTCAAAATAGTCTTCAGTTAACTGGTTATCGTCTATTATGGAGTTGTCGGATGTAGCAATAACTTTGCTTATTATCTGTAATGATACCACTACATATCCCTCCTGTCGTTTCCAAACAATTCAAATCTCTTTGAAGTGTTCCATATTCTACTTTGTAACCTAGCTCCAAGCACTTTACCAAGGTCATTTTCGTTTGTTATGTTAGAAGTAAATATATTTGACTTCTCTGAAAGTATTCTTTGATCTATAAACGTGGTAAGTAACGATAAATCGTAACGTGATATTGATTCGTGACCTATATCGTCCCATACTACAATGTCTACCTCAGGTATAAGTCTTTTCAAATGTTCAAATTCTCTGTCAGTGTTATTAAAATCCTTACACTTTAACAAGAATGTAGGAACGTGTATAAACAAACCTCGTGTTCTAAACCCATTTCCTGACCAACAACAGTCAAAATACTTCATTAACATCTTTAATGCCCAAGAAGTTTTTCCGTTACCTGGATGTTTGCTACATAAATATATATTATAACCGTGGGAGACCTCAAACACAATATTATTTTTGATATCAGCTAGTTTACAAAAAGTTTCGTAATCAACATCTTCTGGAACTAGTGTTATAGGACGTTGTTTTGCTCTAGGAATTCCACTAGATTCCATTAAATGATTCACTTCTAAATATCTAGGACATAATTTAGTGTTAATACAATGTCCTTCTTTATCTAATTTAGTAGTGTCGTTATTACAAACACTTTCATACCAACAATTAAAAGGCAACACGTTGTCCACTTTGTTTTCTCCTTTCTATTTCTTTTTCAAGTTTTTCTTTGTCTTCTTTTGTCATTTTCTTAGTTTTTACATCTACATTAGCCGCATCTGTGTGCCAATCGTAGTTTCCTCCACCTTTTCCTATATTAGGATTGTATGGATAAAAACTTGCATACCCTAATTCTATACTCTGACTAACAATTTGTTGCAATACTTCTTCTGTTTCTGCTAACTTATCTAACTTATTAAGTAGTCCTTTCCATTGATTAGCATACATAGGCTTATCTTTGATAGCTAACCTCATTTCTAAATACTGTTTAAGTAATGCTATACTTTTGTCGTCTTGCGTGTATTCTAATATCATATCTACACACTTAGTATATAAACTAGATGATTTTTTCTTTGGCTTAGGTGTTACTACAATCTCACTTTCTATTGGATTAATTAATTTTCTTTTAGATGGAGATTTTTCTAATAATTCTTTAGAATTATTTTCTTTTTTATTTATTGTTTTTTGTTTATTATTATTTAAGTTTAAATTTTCAATCACTTGTGGTTTAAATTTTAAATCACTTGTAGTAAAAATTTTCAACAACTGTTCTACTTCAATTGTATAGTAATTTTTAGCAGGCATTCCTTTCTTAATAACGGAAATAATACCGTTTTCTGTTAGTGTTTTAAGTGCTTTTCGTTGTGCGTAACCGTTTAAACCTGTGTTATCTTCTATATTTTCCTGAGTTGAATAAAAAGAATTGTCTGTTTCCACTTTTCCTAAGGTTTTATAGTAGTTATACTCTGCGCATAATTCACCTATTAGTATAGCGCAATCAGCTCCGAATAACTTTATTAGTGTTTTATTGCACATAATATAGCCATCACTGCTTAAAAGACTAACAATATCTACCATTTTATGCTCCTTACCCACTTTTGATAACAAAAAATCCACTTCGAAGTAATGCCGGTACTTCTTAGTGGATTAATGTCTTGATTATATAATCAGTGACCAATGTATACAGGATATAACCAATCCGGCATATTGGTCACATCATATCAAGTTAAGTTATGAATGAAGGGTAAAAAGGAGTTACTAACCGAAGTTAGTAACAAATTACCCAAACATTCGAATGTATAGTATCCAAAACGTCTGTCTTTTGCAAACACAAGTTCCGGTTGGAAGTGTTATACTGCTACTTAACGTCTGTTTTATCTACTACCCTAACATTATAACATTGTATAACATTAAAGTCAAGATGCTTTACTTAAAATTCTTAACAATATCTTCGATCTGTGCGTCGCACTCACCGTTACAAGTATCCCAAAGCAATTCTCTTTCTTCCTGTAAGTCTACACCGTCAATATCAGGAATAACACGCTCTTCTGAATATTCTACAGTATAAAAACTGTCCTTAATTTTAACTGAAGCTCTACTTGTAGCTCTAATAGTAGATACAATAGCCTTCTGCTCATAATTATTTGTCATTATGCTTCCTCCTACCTATCTGTATTATTGTAGATAATAGCAAATACAATTAAAGCAACTGCTTCTACTAATACTGTACCTACTACTCCAACCAAAATCTGATTAATATACATATTAATCCTCCTCTTTCTTAGGCTTTGCCTTTGTAACACGTAAAGTAACTACTTCCTTAACTTCTCTACAAGTATCCATAGACACTAACACGTCCTCTGGAATAAGATCTTTGTAAATAGCATCTTCTAACACGTCCATATCTACGAATTCACGTGTTTTAATAAGTCCATTTACATTAATTTTAGCTTGCTTTAAGATTTCAAGTAGTTTTACTTCGTTAAGTGTCTCACGTTCTGTTACAGAACACGTAGCTTTATAGCCATCTACAGTTTTTTCAGACATACATCCGTCTAACATTAACTTTTTTATTTCTGAATTGTGTGTATCAACTACTTTCTTAAGCGAATCGAAGTCTTGTTTCTGCTGCCCATAAAGTGGAATTAACTCCTCTAGTGTCATTGCTGCCATTATGCCTGTACTTCCTCTCCTGAATTATTTTTCTTAGCGTACTTCTGAGTAACATCACCCATAATTCCGTGTCTACCCTGTGGAATAGCCTTCTTGAACTGAATTAAACGCCAAATATCCGACTGATTCCAATATCTTGTAAGTCTTCCACCTGGTAATCTTGTGTACTCTGGAATTAATTCTGCTAATTCGTGATCTGGATGTAACGCCTTCCATCTGTACCATCCATTAATTGTCTGTACGGAAGAGCCAATTATTACGGCTACTTCCTGTACTGTAAGCTTTGTTTCATCTGCCATTTTAATATCCTCCTATCCTAATAAGTAATCTACTAACTCTGACTTATTACCGACCACCTGTCCGTCGATAAGTGCGTCCGACATAGCACCTTTTTTATACACTATTTCGTGAATTCTTTCATCAATAGTGCCTTTTGCTAAAAGAGTGTAAACAGTTACATTCTTTGTTGCGCCAATTCTGTGACATCTATCAATTGCCTGGTTCTTAGCTGCCATTGTCCAAGGCTCATCTAAGAAAATTTCTACAGTACCTGCGGTAAGTGTAAGTCCTGTACCCATTGCACCGATAGTTCCTACAATAATGTTACACTTAGGATCCTTCTGAAAGTTCTCAACCATCTGCTGTCTATCTGCATCCTTTGTGTCACCTGTAATAATAGCATAATTGCTATATTTAGAAGCTAATCTCTTTTCAATAGCATTGGTAATCTGTGTCCAATTGCTAAAAATAACAACTTTCTTGCCATTTGCTACAGTCTCGTCAATTAACTCTTCCATTCTATCAAGTTTTGCACTTTCCTGAATCTGACTTGAAAGAATACCTGTATATCCTGTTGCCTGACGTAATCTAATTAACTGTGCTAATGGATTAGGAGCTATTTTAATCTGATCAATGCTTCCACGAAGTTCATTAGTAACTTCTTTATAAATAACCGCCTGCTTAGGAGTCATATCTACATATTCGTCTATGAATATCTTTTCAGGTAAATCAAGAACATCGTCTTTAAGACGTCTTAACATTATCTGATCCAAACGTTCCTGAAGCTCTGAGAGGTTCTTATAACCTACTATCTGATATCCTCCAAAGCCACCCATCTCACAAAAATGCTTTTTAAAACTGTAAAATGCGTGTTTTTCGTATCCTAACCATTTGAGAATAATATAAAGATCCATTGGAGTATTCATTAAAGGAGTACCTGTCATTGCAATTCTGCATTTTGGCTGAATTTTAAGTATTCCTTTACCCTGCTGACTACTAGCATCCTTACACTTATGAATCTCATCAATAGCCACTAGTCCAATCTCACCTGACTTACAATGTGCTGCTAATGTATCTGCTATCTCAGCATCACGTAAACTTTCTACATTAGTAATAAGAAAGTACGAATCTGGTAAGTTAGTAGCATCGCGGAGCTTATCTTTATTAGATCCTACTTTAATACTTCCATTGGAAAGTATCTTCTGACCTAAAATATAGCCTGTTTCGTTAGAGTGAGTTGAGATCTCATTCTGCCAATTCCACTTAAGACCGTTAACGCCACAGATAATAAGACAGTGCTTAAAGCCTTTCTGTTCTTTCTTAGCAACTGCGATATCAATTACCTGTTTTGTCTTTCCAAGACCCTGCTCATCGCCAAGTAACCATCTATCATTTTCAAGTCCATAGTTAAATCCTTCAATCTGGTGATTAAAAGGAGTTGTTTTAAACTGAAAATTAACAGGCATTACAACTTCCTTCTTTTTAGGAGATAAAACACTTGCATCAGTGTTAATAGTAAATTCGAAAGAATCTAACTTCTTTACGAATTCTCCTAACTTATTAAAAGGAAGTTCCCATTCCTTATTCTCCTTATCCCAATAACGAGAAGGAAAACTTCTAACTGCGTTTACTATATCGTTGTTATAAGGAAAAGTAATAAATAAACTATATTCACTATTACAATTCTTCGATTCTTTAATATTAATTGTTATCATTTGTCTGTTCTCCGTTTTTCAAGTTTTTATTAGTTACAATGTAATTATAACATTATATAAAATGTATGTCAATACCTTTTACTAAATTATTTTACCTATTGTTCCATTGCTGCGGTATAATAATCATCGTCGTCAAGTAAATAACCGTCGCAGATATAAGAAAGATTACTTTTTACAAATTCTCTAAGACCATTCTGTATAGGAAGACCTAATCCTCCGTGGATACCATCTATAATATTGTCTACTACCTGTTCGATGTAGTCATCATATCCATCTACTTCGTATTCGTCGGGATCACCTGGGTACCACTGCATTTGATAAGTATCAAAATAATTGTCTGTTCCTTTACGTACACAAATACATTCAAAAGTGTCCATAAAAGCTTGTTCACATATAGATTCCACATCGATCTCGTTTTCAAGGACTAAATTGTAAATTTCGTTTAAATTATAGTTTCTCATAGTCTTCTCCTTTATTATGCTGACTTATATGCTAATGTGTGCTTACACAATCCACATCTATAACGTGTACTTCCCATTTTAACTGAAGTAACAACTTTAGAATCTTTCTGATAGTATATTTTAGCACCACATCCTGTACAGTAAATAATATGCTTATATTTAGCACTATCTGCAGCTACTTCAATACCCTTTTCTTCTGAAGAAGTACAACGCTTAATATGATACCCATATACTGCATTCAACTTCTCTGCTGCTGCCTTCCATTCACCTGTATGCTTCATTCCACCCTTAATAGTATGAAGCAATTCGTGTGCTACTGTATTTTTAGTAGCCATATCATCTATGTCGTCGGTAAGTAAACTAGCTGAAATATCTATATAGTAAACACCGCCACGTTTTCTACATTGTCCCCATCTACTAGCAGCTCTAGTATTAATAGTAACTTCCTTAATATTGCCTAATTCAATTCCAAGTGATTCAATGTCCAATCTACATTCTTCTACAATCGCATTTAAGTTCTTCATTCTTTACCCTCCGTTGGTGTGTTTGTTTTGTTGTTAATAACATTATATAAAATGATATGTATTTTGTCAACACTTTTTGGTAAAAAAAAATTTCAATCTGTGCTACTTACGCACACTTGCAGAAACAATATTTCCGGTTTGACGCCTATTTTGGAGCCATTTGGAGGCTTGGAGGGCAGGATTTCCGTTTCTGTTGTAAAAATCTGGTATTTCGGAGGGTGGTAAGAATTTATTTTGTGAGGGACGTTTATTTACACCATCTTTTACCACAAATTTTACCACGTTATCCACTATTATTTACACTTCGTTTTACCACAAATTTACACCTAGTTTTACCATTGTTTTACACCTAGTTTTACCACTTCTTACCACAGTATTTCCAACAACTTCTACCAAGTTTACACTTATTGTCTACAAAGCTTTTTACGTACTAGTTACTTAAACTTTCTATATTGTATATCAAATGTCTACATAACTGTTATAAAGTCTTTACACAATGTCTACTAAGTTTTTACAAAATACTTACCAAATCTTTTATAAATTATTTACCAGCTACTTTTTTCTAAATGTTTACCATACAAATATACTGTATTTACAAGGGTTACGTGCCACTAGCCACTAGTTGGTAAGTTTTTATATTCTGTATTATAGTTAGTTTATTAATATATTTAAGTTAGTATATTAGATATATGTAAATACTTTATTACTATAATATCTTTACCGCGCCAGGTATTTTTTACCGCGCCACTTTATTTAGTTTTTCTTTTTAATGGAAATTTATATATACTAGACTTGTATATATTATGAAGGGGGTGTTAAGCGGTTGAACAAGAAGTTATGTAGGAACTTTATGTATCATTAATTATTGGCTATCTTTTGTTTTCTGTTTGTTGCGCGTGAAATTTTTTATATAAAGGAAAATAACTTTGTCGTGTTCCTACACAAGTTCTCGCTCAACCGCTTAATGTCACTACTTTTAGATGACAGTAGTTTATAACAACATAATTATTATAACATATTTATATGAATATGTATAGTTTATTACTTAAATATCTTCATTTATTTTTTCTACCGCAGTTATTTCTGCATTACAATTACTACAGGAATATATATGAACTATTCCTTCTCCTTCTATACCATAATCTTCTAAATCATAATCATTTTGCCATACCGCTTGTTGCTTTCCACAACACGGACAATAAAACATACCGTTTGCCATTGATATATCTCCTCTTTGTTTTTGTTGCCACTTAGATATATAGGACATCTCTCCTATATAATTATTAAATCCATTATACATTATCTGCCTCTGTGTTACTAGTCATTGCTAACGAATCTTTTAATACAGATACTATTTCATCTCTAATAATTTGGCTTATTTCATTAAGCTCGTCGTTTTTCCAATCGAAAGTTATCTGAGATACTACATCTATAGCATCACTAATTCCGTTATTCTTTATACTAGTATAGCAATCAAGTTTACATTCATTATTTATATTAAAAACGCAATTCTTTTTACACTCTCTCATACTACATCTCCTTTAAGTTCTTAGCTTTCTGTTCAAGTAGTTTGTAATAACAAACACTCTGCGAACATATATGTTTTGATACACAATTTTTTCCAATAAATCCATTATCGTCGTATCCACAATACATATTAAAGAACTCTTTTAATAATTCGTCAATGCCTTTTTCTCTGCCTTTTGAGTATGACTCACCAACTCGTTTAGAAACTTCTTCGTTTGGTGTTACGCATTCTTTTATCATTTCTTCGCTGCTCATTTATTTCCTTTCTTCTCCTTTACTGTTTAAATGTTTATTTTATTTAGTCTGCTGCTCTTACAGCTCTATCCATCTCTCCAATAGATACCAAAGATCCTCTACTCATATCGCAATGATACTTTTGAATAGTAGCTTCAATTAATAACAACGCCGTATCAATACACATATTTTCAGCGAGTTTAGTTCCATTCATCTCCACGTAATATCTTTTCTCTTCCATATTCTTCTCCTACTTAAAATTCTTGTTTTATCTCCATAATCTTTCTTCGTCCACTTCATAATTTTTACAACCCGAACACATAATGCAAATATTATCTGAGATTTCACAATATGTAACCATTGTTTCATTTCCGTGTTCATATATGATTTCTGGCTTACCATTTTTACAAGTACAACAATCTTTGTCCTTAATGGAATCAATAAGTAGACTTAAATATTTAATTGTTCTCTCTTCTTTATCTGCCTCGGTAGGTTTGAATGTTTTTTGAAAATTTGCTAACATTTATTCGCTCCCCATTAAATCCAGGTTTTATATTTAATGGCTATACGTCCTTGCTACTAATCACAAGGTCTTCTGTTGAGTTGATCAGGCTCAACTACCACTCCACACTGAGTGCGTCACAGGACTTTTCGCCTCGTTTCCTGCCATCGTACATTAAGGTTGATTCCACCATCAAATGTTTATTTTATTTAATTAAACCATTAACAATATCATCAATGTCATCAAGATAAATATCGTGCATATATCTTTTATTATAGATTTTGATTAATTCTTTTTTCATATCTTCAAGTGCTTGGTTATATGCTTCATTCATTTTGTCTATACAAGCACTTTTAAAGAAGTATTGACATTCATTTACACATTGATGATGTGAAACTTTTCTGTTTATTGTTGTACATAAAAAACTCATATCTACCTCCAATAAAAATTCTATTTTATTCAATATCACTTAAGTAATCTTCTATCTCTGCTTTTAGATTTTTTAGAATTTTATAGCCATTCTTTCCACAATCTTCTACGCTTGCATACTGCGAATCATAACATTCACAAGACATACAACCTATATCTGCAATAAGACCACTTATAATGTCATATGATTTATTAGCGTTGATTCGTCTTACTTCATCGTAATAACTATCTGCTATTGGATAAACACTTCCTATAAGTTCTCTTGATACTTTTAAGATTTCTTCACTTTCCATTTATTCCTACTCCCTTAACTCTCTGCATTTATCCCATCAACATCAATAAATTCATAATTCTCACGTTTTTCTTTTATTGCTCTCTTTAACCATTTATGGCATAATTCACTATTTATTTGCTGACAAGTTTTTGTTCCGTATTTGCCATATTCACAAGATAAATCACATAAAGATTGACCATAATAATTATTATAGCAATAAGGGCAATAATTACTCATCATTCTGTTCCTTTAACTGCTGTGCTATTTTATAATTATCACCTTCTGTTAAAAGCCACGATGGACCGGCAACCATATAAACTGTGTATTTAACTGGATTACCCTTGGAATTTAAAACATTTCCATCATAAGGTTCAATAGCTACAATATATTTTGTATTAATAACTACTCCACTACTTAATATAACCAACATATCTATCTCCTATATAAAAAGTTATTTTTTGTTGCATTTGCATCGAAATCTATTTCCAATATTTCGGGAGCATAATCTAACGCTATACTTGCCATTATTAACGCTTGTAAACAGTCATTAATCGATTGTTCATCAAATAATGCTCCACATATACAAAGCAAGTCATCATTATAAGCTTTCTTTAATATTGTTTGAGCTTCTTTGTTTGACATCTTTTTTAATTTTGTAGACTTGTCCATTTTTTATTCCTCCCATCAAAAAGTTATTTCATTTCCATTGTTCTAAATATCAATGTAATGACAACCAACATCAATTATATGTCCATTTTGATTAAGAATTGGAATTGTACCCCAAATATCAGACTTAACTATCTTCTTACCTATATCATTGTTTATTGCGAATAAATCTTCACAATCAATCCAAGCTGTCATAATGATATAGCCAGAATCTCTTACAACGCATAACTCGTTTACCTCTGTATGTTTTAGTAAAAATTCTCTTACTGTCATAATACTTTTTCTCCTTTATAAAAGAATCATTTTATATCATTGATAAAATCTTCTATTGCTTTATCTAAATCAAAATATGATGGTTGATTTTCTCCATAATCATTTTCATTAATTGCAACCATACCTCGTATTTCACAAAAATCTATAAATGTTTTTAATATATTTTTAATTTCTTTGTCGTTCATTTTATTTCCTCCAATAAAACAACTATTTTTTTTAATTTACTCAATTAAGCCTTCTTTTCGTGCCTGATTTTCAGTTATTAAACGTATTCCAGTCTCGTCTTCACATCTCTGTAGCATATCTTCTTTATCTTCTTCCCAAAGTCTTTGGGATTCTACGAATACATTATTTATGCGAGTGTATCCCCATCCATACTTACGATGAAGTGCTAATGCAACTCCTGCGTACACATACGGTGTTAAATCCTCTGTTGCCTGTGCAATATTATTGCTCCTATTGCGTCTAGCTACTTCTAACATACTGTTTATTAGTTTATTATTTTTTGACATCTACTTAACCTCCTTTTTATTATATTATATACAATGTTATGTATGTTGTCAATATCTATAAAATGTATACAATATTATTTATTTTTCAATACATTTAATCGTTTTTTACGTTTTCGCGATCTTTCGCGAGCCATTTCTCGTGATTCTTCTTCTGTATACTTAGGAGATGCTTCGGATATTATACAATCTGGAAAAATACAGGTGAAGCAATCGTCGTGCATTTTACACCCATTTTGTATTACATAGCTGTCGTCGTTAGCCTGAGGAATTTTAGCCCGTTGCATTCTTAAATCGTCTAATACTTCATCTAACTCACTTTTCATAGCGTATATCACCTCTTTCCACTGATGTTATTAACTTATTTGACCTACTTACCATACGTATTTACGTATCTGTTATCAATTAGTACTAAACTTGTATGTGTAGGTTGTTAATACACAATAAATTTAATTGTTTTGTTACAAGAAATATTATATACAATTATTATTAAATTGTCAATGGTCATAAAGATAGCACTGCGTTAAAACAGTGCTATCAAATGATCTACATAGCTAACATTTGTTGTATCCAAGCTACTTTTTCAACATAATGCTTATGAGACTTATCCCACTTCTCTTGCATTTCTACAGGTGGTTTGTATACAGTGCGAAGAGATTCAATTTCCTGTGTTGCTATATCGTGAATATAAGTAGCGTGAGTTAATTCGTCACTTGCCATTTTCTTGTATATAGCAGCAGTAGAACTATTACCAATTGCTTTATATTCTAAATAGCTCTCGGCATAGTCTTTGGCTCCACATATCTCTTCGTCTATGCGATCAACTAGTCTTTGTATCTTTTTCATATAATGCCTCCATTATACTGCTTATCTTTACATCCTGTGACGATAGGTGAGAGTTTATCTCGTCTAATACTGTACGAGTTTGCTCGTTAAGCGCGCGCATTAAATCCTGTTTATCGCTCTGAGTCATATTCTCGTCATAATTCATCACACCTACTACAAAACTAATCATGTTAAGAATATCCATAGAATCTTTATTCATTATGATTTCTCCACAAGTATGGTAGCATTATCTATTACACCTACAACACCTGATATAACTGCAGTAATTGTAGATTCGCAACAACATTTCTGTCTAACCGCACAAGGTGGTATTACTAATGTAATAGTATCACCACTTGCAACTGTCTCACTAGCACCCGCACCAGGAATAACTGAACCATCTTTAAGCAATGTTACTGTTACAATACCGGCGGCACTTGCAACTACAGTAACACTTGCATTGATTGTAAAATAGCCTTCACCTGTTACAAGTACTTCTCCACCTGACATATTGAGATTAGAACCATAACGTCTAATAATAGAACCAAAGTTTACTCTGTCACCTACAATCACTGTTTGTGGGTTAGTATTAACTCCGTATACTAATGACTTACTCATATTAAACCTCCTTAATAAAAAAAAATCTGCATTTTAAGGAGTTTTAATGTCACTTAAAATGCAGATTTACAACTTTATGACCTTGCCTTAAATGACATTAGATATTACCGCATCCACAACCACTGTTGCAATTACAGAATGGAGATGCACCTGCATTATAAGTCCAAGAATTTGGATATCTTACAACACCGCACATAGCGTTCTGTAACTGAAGCTGGTTAATTTGACCCTGAAGTGATTCGATCTTATTTTGTGAAATGGCATCTAATATTTTCTGTGTGTTAGCAGTATCAGTTGCCTGAATAGCACAAGCATAGTTAGACATATCAAATCTTACAGAATCGATATTTCTCTGTGTAGTGCAGCAACAATCTGCTAACTGCGACTGAACAGCTCTGCCTTCGTCTACAACTCTTCCTGCGACCATTGTGTTGCCGTCCTTAATTGAGTTATTAAGTGCGAATGTAGCGTCTGCAATACCATTTCCAAGTCTGTCGATCTTGTTATCAATATTCTGGAACTGCTGGCCGAAGAGAATCTCTTGCTGACTTGCGGCTGTAGCATACTGTCCAAATTCACCGGATCTATTCCATCCACCAAAACCACCGTTTGCTAAAATGAGAAGTGCGAAAATCCAAAGAAATGAATTTCCGCCAGATCCAAAACCTTCGTTGTTAAGAAGCGCAACATCACTTGCTGATAATCCTGAATCCATATTAAGTTTCCTCCTTTAATTTTTTTTTAGGTTAGCGACAAGCACTATTACCTGCCGGTATATAAATACAATAAATTTTTAGAATTCCCGGGTATACTAAAAACTATTGTTTTTATCTTAATTTATTAAGAATAGTGTTAGGGTCAATACCCATTTGCTTTACTTTAAGATAAAATAAATCCTGAGCTGTCAATCCACTACTTTTAATTTCCTTTATTACATTAACTAATTGAGGATTAGTTTGTTCTCTGACTGTTGTCTGGTTTAACTGATTGTACAGGTTGTTTGTCATTGTGCCTTCCTCCTATTCGTGCGTTAAGTATATCTTCAAGTTCTTGTTTTGTTATATACTGAGTCATATCAATATCTGGTTTGGCATTAGACAATATCTCTTCAAACTTAAATGTTCTGAGATTGCACATACCTACGTTATCGGATATTTTAATATAAAAAATGCCTTCATTCTCGCTATCCATCAATAGGATATTACTATTAGGCATTAGCTGATATGCTTTAGCTCCTTCAATGCCTTGTACCCAAGTTATACCGTTATTATTAACCGTGTTATACATACGTTGTGGATAGTAATTATTCTGAAAATTATTCATATGGTATCTCCTTTAATAAGTTAAGTTCGTCCATAGCTATTACTACTTGAATAACATATAGTATAGGAATTTTTAATACACGTTCGTCACGTAATAGAATTTCTAATACATCATCGAATTCCATATATAGTACCTCCTTTGTTATAATTAGTTTACAACAAAAAAGAGTAGCTAAACTATTGTCTAACTACTCTCTTTCTTTAATAAAACTACAAATTATCTACAATTAGTCTCCCATATATGGATCAGTGTATGAATTGTATTCTACATTTCTTACAAGTACCTTGTTCCAAGGGTCGTTATACTTTCTATCGTGACATCTAATAAATAAATATTCTGGATGATAATAATGTGTTACCTTATGCTGATAATAACAAGGACCTTCGTAATCTGTAGAAGTGTATGTAACAGATTCATCTAATTCTACCTTAGCGTCGTAAAAACCTTCCTGTAAATAGTACGCAACATCTTTGATGTTAGGCTCCTGGTCAAATTCAATTTCCTTAAATCCAATGTCTCTTAACTTCTGTGGTGTGCATTCGCTTCTCTTCATTTTGCTTACCTCCGTTGTGTAATGTTTGTTTGTAAGTATATAATAACATACGGTACAACGAATGTCAACACCATTTTAACAAATTTTTTTTACCAATTAGTGAAGATCCATCCAAACCTCGTCTTTACTAAACTTTCTTGGAGGAAATATTTTTGGGTCATTAACTTGTCTCTGAACTACATCGTATTTTAGTTTTAATTTTCGTACCATTGCGTGTATAGTAGATTCCGAATAATCTAAATATCGTGCTTGAACTGATACAGGAATTTTGTGAACTCGAGATCTTATTATATAAGCTTCGTCGTCATCAAGCATTGCCATTTCAATAAACATATCTACTCTGTCTTTTGTCCAAGGCACTTGAGTATAACACTCTTTTTCTTTACGCTTCTTTTTCTTTTTATCCATTATGTGTACCTCTCTAACATCGACCACGTCTTTGGTCCACATATTCCATCTACTCCTAAGCACTTGTCTGACTGAAATTGTTTTAGTGCTTTAAGTGTGTTATTACCAAACTGTCCATCAGCTCCACTATTGCCTACAGTATAGCCTTCTTTTATTAGAATGGTTTGCATATACTTAACGTCATCACCTGACATACCTTTTTTAAGAGTTCTACGTGACTTAGTTACTACAGTTCCCACTCCATTATCTAATACCATCACTGTATGTGTGTTCGGCGCTCCTACAAGAATGTCTCCACGTTTAAGATTATCTTCTATGTTAATGCCATCAGTTATAACTTCAAACATTCCTGTTGCCTTAAACTTATTAACCATATTAGCAGTAACAGGTGCATTTCCAGAAGTGTACGCAGGAAAAATACCCGCTATCTCAGCAAGCACTGTCATAAAAGAACTACAATCGCATTCGCACTTAACTTTCAGTTCTCTATACTTGTAATGTATCTTTGATAATTCATTATGAAGCGTAAGTCGTTGAGACTGATCATACCCTACCATATTAGAATTACACAAATACTCACAAGCGCTTGCCATTATCTCTGCTTTAGCACTGTCTTTGCACCTTAAACAGTATAACCAAGGCTTCTTATAAAAAGAACGAATACAAACCTCTTTTCCTGTCTGGTCTCCTGCCTTTGCTCTTCCATCTCTGCCATTGTTTCCGTTTTCACTTATACTTGCGTGTCCTATTCTCATATTAACCACCTACTCTTATCATACTAACTCCAATCTGTTGTCATATGGTTAAGGATATTAACTACTAGATTAGTAGCAATACCCACTGCAACCAATATACAACTAATAGCCAATATCTTACTCATAATCCATCTCTCCTTTAGTCTTTGTGTTTAACTGAATACACTAGGGCCTCAATAATAGCATCTATCTCTTTATCAGTTAGATCCAGACCAGTGTGTTTTTCAACATAATCAACTACCATTTTAGTAACTTCCTGTTTTTTACGTTCCCACTCTTCTGGTGGAATAGTCTGATTAGCCCACTCAACACATTTCTTTACAAATCCTACGAAATCTTCCATTTTCTGCGCTCCAACTTTTGTAACCAACCATTCCTTGATAGGTGGCACTAAGTATGCACTAACAAGTGCTCCTATAACTAAAATTGTTCCTATAACTAACTGTGTAAATATCTGTGTGTTCATTTTTATCCTCCTTCTTAGTCCACATTAATAGTTACATTATCAACTTTGTGCTTCTCACAATTCTCTACCTTAGCCTTCCATACGATAAATGATGTATGAATACCTAAATCTGCAAATGCACAAGTCACTGCGTTTGACAAAACTGAAGTATCTATAATATTTAATCGATTACTTACTAATGTTATTATAAAACAAGCCCACACAAATATCCATACCATTATAAAATTGATAATGTATAGTCTGTCAGTAAAGCCTCTACTTTTGAACCATTTAATCATAATCATACTCCAATAATACTTCATTCGTTCTTGTATCTACTATATGCAGATTATCTTTAAGTGGCACTATTTCTAAATACTCACCTAATTCATAATCCTCATCAGTAAGTTCATCTCTAACTTTCTGTGCTAATTCCATTGTGAAATCTTTTCTATCATATTTTTCAAATAACTTTAATATTACCAAAGCATCTCCAAATATCATTTCTTTTGTTGCTAAAATCATTTTTCTACCTCTCTCCAAAAATAAAATAGTCTGCTAAAATTCCAATTCTATCGAATACTTGTGTAGTAGCACCACAGAATATACCTGGGACTTCCTCATTGTATAACAAGGTGTTGCCAGATGAATCTTCCGTAGCATAATATTTTGGGTCGTTCCCTGAGAATCCAGCATTGGCATAATTAGATTTATAACATATTATTTTATGCCCTATAGGTGTTGTTCTATTATATGTAATAACACCCCAATACTGAGATGAGCCTGTTCCGTCTAATAATCTGTAATCAACATCTTTTACAGAATCAGCACTAACAACACATCCAAATCCATATACATATGTATTAGTGTTTCCCCAACAAAATGCTATCAATGGTTTTCCTGTTATATTCTTGACACCCATATATGTTTGTTTGAAAGTGTTTCCAGCAGTATTCGATGCAAACCATCCTTTGTACTTATACGTCAAATTAGCACCATCTTTATCCCAACTCTGTGCGGCTATCATATAGTAAAATATATTTCTTAAATTTGTAATTGATACATCAACACCAGGTTTTATGCTTTTTACTTTATCGGCGTAACTTCTAAAAGTATCATCATCTAATACAGTTACTTTCTTTCGTATAAGTGCTTGTTTTATTGCTTCTTTTGTATCAAATATCTTTTGTATTTTTTCTGCTATTGTCATATCATCTTTCTCCAAATATTAAATAGTCTGCTAAAATACCTATTATGGTATATGTCTTACTATATGTCCTAACCACAAATAATGCGGGTGAGGCTAGTGTACCTATTGCAAAACTACTTAAACCTAGTGTGCTTACTGTTACTTTAGGTGCGGCTGTGTCATAAGTATTACTATAATTTGTATAGTAATAATGTACTTTATGTCCTTTCGGAGTAGTGATTACTGTATCTAAAGCACCCCAATATTGTGATGAGCCTGTTCCGTTTTCTACGGAATAGTCAACATCTTTTACACAATCATTGTCTACGGCAAGACCATTACCATATGGATATCCTGCAAATCCTGTACACATAAATAACATAGGCTTACCTGACTTATTTACAAATGTATTATAATCCTGTACGGATTTATCACCCGCAGTTTTACTTAAAACCCAAGACCTATATCTATAATCTGGTGTAGTTGATAATCTGTTAAATGCCCCTATCGGCCATATATCTTCTACTACTTTATATAATCTAGTTGATGTCATATCTATACCTGCCGGTATTTCATCTATCTTTGCAGGATATTCTTCAAAAGTAGTATCATCTGACACATCTATACCCATACTTTTTATTGATTCTTTTATCCTTGTTTTAGTATCTAATAAATAATAAAATTTACTTGCTATTGACATTTAATCACCACTTTCTTATTAAGTGTAATAAAATACTGTTAAATACCTTATATAAGTACTAGTGCCATCATCCTTTACATTGCTGAAAACACAACTTATAGAATCTCCTGCATTTAACTCTACCAGATTAGTAGCATCAGTGTGACCATAACTTGCAATTTTTGTGTATGATGTGGTCGATTTCACATTACCAGAACTGTCTTTTATAGTAAATTCCCACTTCGCACCACCATTGTTCCAGTCATAATACACAAGCTGGATAGCACCATCTGCTGTTGCAGTATAGTTATATGTATAAGTAGCATTTCGTGTGTTATGTTGTGTGGTTTCCTGTAACAATAATTTTTTGGTGGTGTATGTTTTCCCACTACTTATTTGTGAAATGTTGGTTGCCATAGTTTCAAATGTATCTGTTGCAGATGTTTCAACACCTTTGTCAGTAATAGCATCTGCAATTAACTCTTTTCCATTACTGACAGATTGAAAAACCTCTTCTATTGCATCTTGTACATTTGTAGCTTCGATTCTTATTTCTGAATTGTCAAAAGATATATCCTCTGCACTACTTGCTCCACCAGAACCACCGACATTTGCAACTTTTATAATTCCATTTTCTGTCTTAATTGATACACTCATTTATTCACCTACCTATTCTTATACTAGTGTTATTTTGTTATAAACTCTAATGAAATTAAGTATAAATAGCCTTTCTGTAAACCCTCTGCTCTTGAACCATTTAATCATATATAATCTTCCTATACATCCTCTATAAATACTGAAAAGTTAACAACTAATGGAAGTCCAGTGTTTATTGCTCCAGAAATCTGGAAGAGTCATAATCGTTGTCCAAGTACCAGAAGGTATGTTTTCTGTAGTTTTTACTATTTGCCCATAAGTTAATAAATTGTTGCTTCTAACTGCTTGTGTTGCATCTTCATTAGTATAATAATTGGTAACTTTTGAAAGTTTCATATCCACAGTTCTGATTTCATCTTTTGATTCCATTCCTACTCCGCCACTAACAGGAACAAGTTCTCCATTTTCTTTAAAATTAACGCTCATATTATCTCTCCTTAATCAGTTGTCTTTGTGTATTCAAAAATATATCTAAACGAACCTGTCATACCTTTATTTCTATAAGTAATTGATGTCGGACTAACACTAGCATTAAAATACCAAGTGTTATCCAAATAATATGGTGTTACAGTATAACCTCCACCCGAAGTTAATTTACCTATACTAAAATTAGTAATTTCCAAAATATCTGGTATGTTGTGAGCCATTGTTGTATCCGATGTGTGGTCGCCAGATATAGAAAATGTTCCAATTCTTCTATACAAAGGTTTTCCATCTATCCAAGTACCAATAACCTGTTCCGTAGTCGAATAGTTATCTCCGTTTCTAATTCCGTTGATTACTCCTACTGACGAATCTGTAGTTTTGGTGTATTCAATAATAACATCTAATTTTTTATTTCTGTATCCTTCACCTTTAATAATACAGTTAATATATCCGTTTGAACCATAATACAAATTTGCATAACTTAAAACTGATACACTTGAACTTTGTGTCTGCATATAAGAAAATGGGATTTGTACTTTGTCATACATAATTCCTCTTAAATTTACAATATTATGTTCAAATGTAAATAATGCCAACGCAGTATCATCAGCAGATGGTGTTGTTAAATTATACCAACACTTTCTATATAATGGTTTTCCATTATATGTTCCAATAATCTGCTCTGTTTCAGAGTAATACTCACTACCTGCTTCAAGTCCAACATCATCTGTAAAGCATACCTGTGTCCCATCTGCTATGCTATCTTTCTGCTCTTCATATTTTGCGTGAGTTCCATACCAAATATTGGCATTACCACCAGAACCACCACCTTCATTATCGTCAGTACGGACAAATATTTCACCATTTTCAGCAGTAGTCGACCACTCATCGAAAGCATCCTTGTCACCATAGTCGATTGAAGTAGATCCACCACCCTGAGATGCAAAAACCTCTGTCATTTCACCATCAATAGTAATTTCTGCAATCTTTGTTCCAGATTTCTGCAACTGATTCCAACTAACATCAGTACCACCTATGGGATTTTCTTCAAGATAATCTTCGATATGCTCAACTGCATCAGTATGCTCTTGTAGTGACTCCGCTGTTATAGGTGTATCTTCACTAGGAAGATTCTTCCATCCATCTGGATATGGATTGTTAAATACTTTGGTGTATGTAGCCATTTAACTACTCTCCTTTCACACAATAATCATCTTCTAATACGTAATCTATACCACTAAAATCATCTGGTGGTACTGTGTATATCATAAAACTATTTTTCGTTGGTGTAAGTTCAGGATTATCAAAAAAGAAATAATTACCATTAACACCTCTAAAACTTAACCAAGAATCACTATTAGCAAATTTACCGTTGTTTGCCATTACTCCACCAAAAGCCTCATTAGGCCCATAAAAATATGCTCGTTCTTGTGATGTTCTATACATAAAACTATTATATACATCATAATTTACAGTATTAGGGTCAGTTGAGTCTGGACTAGTTGTTTTCAACTTAACTCTAACCTTTTTGTACGCTGGTGATGGGTCAACTCTACATCCACTTGATTTTATATCAAGTTCAATATAATCAGGTAATGAAATTTCAGTCCATTCAATACCGTCAGTTGATTTAAACGCATAAAAATTTCTATAATTATATTGTGACATATATACATAAAACACACCGTCTCGTAAACATAGTATATTTTCTACGGATGAAGTATTTGATACACTCTTGATTCGTGTACTTACCCAAGTTTTACCACTATCGTGACTTGTATATGAAAGCAACCATGCTTCATTTGATGCTCTATCACTCGTGGTAATTACTATTGTATCAGAACCGTCACTATTATATCTTGTTGACATCTGTGAATATGAATTTACTATATTATAATTATGGAAAGCGTCTGATGGTGGACTTACAATACCTAACTTCTCTACTGATGTTAGTGTTACTCTATAGGCAACTAAATAATTTATTGTTGTACTATTTGGGCGTAATAATACTATTTTACCATATCTTGATATTATATTTCCCATTTCAAATGAGTATGTGGTATCAAGTGTATAATTATTTGAAAAGTATCTGGCGTGTATTCTATCGTCTGACGCAGACCTATAAAACTCATATACATAGATATATAACTTATCACTTACACTATAACTAGTACCGTTATTAACATAAACTATCATATTCTGATTAGGGCTATAAACACCATACAAATATAATCTCATAGATGAAGGTCCTGTAACACGTTCCCAAAAGCAACCGTCATCTGTTGCATACGTGTTTGATGTATCATATGTAGAAGCCATAACACAAAAGTCTTTTAGTCGCCAAAAATTCATATTAGTAACATTATTGCCGAAACTGTTATTATGAAATACATCTCTATCTATATCGTAATACCCTACTCCATAATCATTTGTTGAACTAAATAATGCGACAAGTAAACTCCTTCTAGGATATTTAGTCCAATATCTCTTTAATGTCTTTAAAGTATAATAGGCTGCTTCGGAACCTGCTCTGCTTGATTTAGAGAAGAGGAGATGATTCACATATGCATCATTCAGTACTATATCTCTGTGGTCGTTACCTCTTAAATATAACCTTGCTGATTGCCCTTGTTTAACTCGTTTCTTTGGTTTCATAATATTATAACTCCACCTTGTATACAGTATAATGTATTTGCTTCAACACTTGAAGGTAATTTATAACAACTAACTATGTTAAAACCTGTAGGTGTCTCTAAACCTGATATTATACTATCTATCTCTTCTCTATCATAATAATCCTCAAGATTTCCACCTTGCTTTAATGAGTCTATCTGTGTCTGTAAATCTGTTATAAACTCATTCTGATATTCTTCACCCTCTGCTATATATGAGTCTTTAAGTGCTTGTATTCCAGTCATTTCTCTGTTCATAACATAGAATGTTTCTTGCTTAAACTCATTATTGTTTGCACTTCTACTATTAGGGTTATAATCATAATTATATACTTCATATGCTACAGCATCTAAACCACATTCAAGCCAAGGTAATCCATTATTACTACTCTTGAATGGTATAAACTTAAATCCTCCTACGCTGAAATATACATTCTTGGCTATCTCTAATCTAACTTCTTTTGATAAACCTTTTGTAAACATATTAGCCTGAATAATATAATTATTCACACCTTCACCATAAGTTACTGTATCTTTATCCGTTTCAGACTGTCTTATAGTTACTTTATCTATAGGCTGAACTGTAAACTCTTCAAAGTCAACTGAACGATAAAACGCAAACGATTCGGCGTCTACCACACTCTCTACACCCTCTTGAGGTTGTATCGGTGAGTATGGATACTTCTTAGTAGAAGGGAACAAATGTACCGATGGTATAGTTGGTACTAAAATATCTTTTGCAAGTATTCTGTATTCAAATTGCCCATCTCTATTTATAATTCCCATTGCACCATTTATCTGACATATAGACTTAATTACTGTTAAAGCCTGTAGTGTTGATGGCTTATATTGCTTATTAATCATAACATAGTCATTAGGTAATTCAGTAAATACTTCTTCTATTCCCAAATATCTAAACAGACTATTTCTAATAGTCTTAATATTTAATGGGAATGATAAAGAATTATACCAATCTTTAACTTCTATATTTCCTTTTGTGTATAGTGCATCATACGCGGTAATTTCCTTGCTACGCTTGTTACTATCTCTTATTACACTATCGACATACCCATCAAACAGTTTTATAGGTTCGTCTTCTGTGTTTTCCGTGTATATGTGCGCTACAATTCTTTTTCCTTTTATATCCCGACGAAGATTATTTACCTTGATCTTAAAGCAGGAGGCTATGCATCCAACAAACTCTATGTTGGCACTTTCGCATAACGATTCAGTAAGTTTAAGACTTTCTGTGTATATTTGGTCATTGTTAATTGTCATTCCCAACTGTGGGAATGACAATTTAACATATTTCATTATTGAGTTATTCCGGTAATCTTCTTTTACTTTAACTGATACATTCATAATTTTAATACTCTATAAAATGAAATGTGATTGGTTTGTAAATAAATAAGCCTTTATCGTTCATTCCAAGTATGCTAAATTCCTGACTAGGGTCTAAATAAAAGTGTCCACTATTTATAGTTCCGTGTT